GGCTATGGAGATGACAGACACGGAGAGCAATCAGAATGATTTGTTAGGTGCAAATTATCAATTTAATTAATGTAGGTGGGGAAGGCCGGTGAGAGAAAAAGATTTGGTTTTAAGGTAGGCTTTGGTTTTGATGGCTGCAGGTTTATTTATGCAAGTGGCAATATTGCTTTGGGCTGTTTTTGGTCAATAGGATACTGATATGGCAAAGCAGCTTCTCACAAAGAAAAAGCAGCGTTGGGTAAAAATGTTTAAGCCCACTGCGGCAGTGCGCGGGGAGCCGCTTCGCTATAATGTTGCTGTGGAGCGTCGATATGTAAAGGATATGGAAAGCCTGGTTAACCAGGTGATAGAGGAGACCGAAAAAGAGGTTAAGCGGATATTATCTACCCCAGCAGCTGAGGAGTATTTTGTTTCTGATGCTATGGATGCTGCTAATGATGGGGTGGCCATGGATGCCAGCATTGCCAGTATTGCCAGGATCGACATGAACAAGCTGACCAAACAGGTCATGCAGAAGGTTCGCGCTAAGGCCAAGTTGATGTCTAACCGCATGGTTAATGCATCTGACAAGGCTAGCAAAAGCTCCCTCCATCATAGTCTGAAGGAGATGAGTGGTGGGTTGTCGATAAAGACCAATATCAGTTCCAGTGAAATACAGAACGCTTTTAAGGCCTCAGTAAATGCCAATGTTGACCTAATAGAAACCATCAGCTCCAATTACCTGCAGCAGGTAAAAGGCGCTGTTGATAGGTCTATCCAGGGGCGTGGTGGTCTCAAAGAATTGACCCCAATCATTGATAAATTCCTTGATAGTGAGGCCAGGAAAACGCGCAACAAGGCGAAAAATGTTGCTCTGGATCAGACCCGGAAAGCTTACAATTCGCTGAATGCTGCCAGAATGGAAAAGATTGGCGTAAAAAAATTTGAGTGGATTCATTCTGGGGGTGGTCAGACTCCAAGGCCGTATCACATCGCCCCCTATCCTGAGGGGCTTAATGGTGGCATTTTCAGTATTGATAATCCGCCAGTGATCGATCCAAAAACGGGGGAACGTGGTTTGCCAGGGCAGGCCATTGATTGTAAGTGTACAATGCGGCCAATTGTTGAATTTGATGAGGGGGTGCAAGTTGAATAAGAAGCCTTTAAGTGAAGAAATTAGTAAGGCCATTGCTGTGGTTTATGGGATGGTTGAGCGGCGTTCTGAGATTGATGCCGCTGACCTTAATGCTATTCATGATGCCGTTGCTGAAAAATTCGCTATGGATGCCACTGAGTCCTATGCGGAAGACCCTTTTAAGTCAGATGCACAGCGAAAGTATCTTTATGCCAATGAGCCGGCTGTGGCTGAGAAATTTGCTAAGGATGAAGAGGCGCCAGCATCTCATCGCGAAACAGATATTAATGGCTGGGTTGAGATTAAAGACAATCCCATATCCAAGGTTGGTGTTTTTCCTTACCTTGGGAAAACTATTGATCGGGATGGCAAGCTGGGCCTGGATCCAAACCGATTTTATGATGTCTATCGCCCGGCTGAGGAGCTTGCGGACCCTGAGTGTATTGAGTCCTTCAAGCTGCTTCCCTGGATTAATGGGCATGTGATGCTGGGTAAGGGGCAGGGGATGACGCCAGCCGAGGATAAAGGCATAGAGGGGGTTATCGGGGAGCAGGTTTATTTTGATCCTGATGACGATGATGGAACCCTTAAGGGTAATATCAAGATGTTTTCCGGGAAGCTTGAGGAAAGTGTTGAGTATGGCAAAGATGAGCTAAGCTGTGGATATCGTTGCAAGTGGGTGCCGGAGAGCGGTATATTTGGCGGGAAACGTTATGATATAACCCAGCGTCATATCCGTGGAAATCATTTAGCGTCTGTGGATGAGGGTAGGATGGGGCCAGATGTGGCCGTTCTGGATGAGTCTGAACGCTTGAGTTTTACTATTGATCGAAAGGAGTTCCGTATGGATCCTGAAGAAAACAAAGAAATGAGTATGTCAGAAATGGGCATGGCTCTCAAGGCGCTGACTGAAGCTGTTGCGAAAATCAATGAGCAGATGGCAGCAATGAGCGGTGACATGAAAGACGGCAAGGATATGAAAGACGGCAAGGATATGAAGGATGCCAAGGACATGGAGGAAGAGGTGGAAGTCAAGGAGAAGGTTGAGGGGCAAGATGGCTATGAAATGGATGCTTTAGTTGCTGACAATAAGCGGCTTTCTGAAGCGGTGGACAAGCTGACATCGGCAATGGATAGCATGCAGAAAGATGGCATGAAAAACCTTTCTGCTCAGATTTCTCAACGTAATACCCTCGCGGCCAATCTTTCACACCATTTGGGTACTTTTGATCATTCAAATATGAGTGTAGAAGAAGTGGCGAAGTACGGTGTTGATAAGCTTGGCCTGGCGTGTGATAGCGGCCATGAGCTTGATGCCTTAAACGGCTATTTACATAATCGAAAGCCTCCAGTCGCTTCGCAGCCTCATGCCCTGGATTCGGCGGCGCGTAGTGGTAAAGCGAGTGTAAGCTTTGTGGATAACTATATTTCTGGGGGTGAAAAGTCATGACATTTCAATCTCAAGTTTTTCCTGATCAAGTAAGTGCCATTATTGGTGAGCCCTTTGTTGATAGTCCTTCTCGGGTAAAACCGGTCATTATCAATTCGTCTGGTGCCACGCCTAACACTATTGGTAAGGCTTACACTTACGTTGTGGGTGCTGCTGATCCAACGGCAGGTGCTGGCACCAATGGTGGCGGTGCTTTTGCTGGCATCCTGGTTAATCCAAAGGTATACGCATCCCAGGGGGCGGCTACTGGCTCACTGGATCCAACCCTGGATATCCCCGATAACACCGAAGGCGAGTTGATGACAATGGGTACTGCTGTCTTCAATTTGTCCATTGTGGGTACTGGTGAGATTGGCGAAGGTATTTTCTACGTGGATGCCACTGGTGAGCTGGGATCTGGTGTTGCTGGTGGCGGCCAAACTCAGATCTCAAACGCAAAGATTGACCGACAGGAAGTTTTTGGGCCTGGCCCGGCAATCATTACATTAACTGAGCCTGAATAAGGGGGTTCTCATGAGAGTTCGCGAACTATCTCATCTCACCGCATCTCAAGTGCGACCTATGCAAATGGCTGCAGGTGATGTGGAGCATTGGCAGGATCTTAGTCGCATTGGCATTTGCTTTGATGCTGCTGACATTGACCGAATGAATCATTATCTGGGAAATGTTGCAGAAGCTGGTATTGCCATGGATGCGCTGGTCCCACCGGTAACAACGCCCAGTATTGGAACGCCTATCCAGTTTCTTCAGGAGTGGTTGCCAGGGTTTGTTAACATTCTCACAGCTGCCCGGAAAATTGATTCATTGGTTGGTATTACCACTCAGGGTCGCTGGGAAGATGAAGAGATTGTGCAAGGTGTTATGGAGCATTCAGGGCAGGCGCGCCCGTATGGCGATTACACCAACATTCCTTTGTCTTCCTGGAACGTCAATTTTGCACGCCGTACCATTGTGCGCTTTGAAGAGGGTATGCAGGTTGGCAAGCTGGAGGAGGCGCGTGCTGCTGCTATGCGCGTTAATAGTCCTGAGGCTAAGCGTGAAGCCGCTGCCCTGGCGCTGGAGATCATTCGAAACCGTATCGGGTTTATTGGCTATAACAATGGTGTAAACCGTACCTATGGCCTGCTGAATGATCCTGAGTTGCCTGCATATGTGAACCTTCCCAATGGAGCTGGTGGTTTTTCTCAGTGGTCAACCAAGACGTATCTGGAAATTTTGGCTGATATCCGGTCTGCTGTTTCAGCGCTGCGCCTGCAATCAGTTGATACTGTGGATCCACATCAAACGCCTCTGGTTTTGGCTTTGTCGCTGGATGCATTTGATTACCTGTCAGTTACCAATGAGCTTGGTAGCAGCAGTGTTATGGATTGGATTAAGAAAACCTACCCTAACATGCGCGTAGAGTCGGTGCCTGAATTTGTTGCTGCCAATGGTGGCGATTCGGTGTTTTACCTTTATGCTGAATCTGTCTCTGATAACTCAACAGATGATGGTCGTACTTTTGTGCAGGTAGTTCCCACCAAGTTTATAACACTTGGCGTGGAGCCGCGTGCAAAAAACTACACTGAAGATTACAGTAATGGTACTGCTGGAGTTTTGACAAAGCGGCCTTTTGCCGTGGTACGTCGCTCAGGCTGTTAAAAATTTCCCGTCAGGTGGGAAAGCAGAAAGGCGCCTGATTGCCTGTTGACCGGGCGCCTTTTTTTTACTTACTTAATAGACCAGAAGGTATTTTTTATGAAGTATGTATGCTCAAAATTGGCCTCAGATAATCGGTATGCTCTTTGGAAGGATGAGAGTGAATTGCCTAATGATTTGCCGCAAATTGATAAATCGGTGTTGATCAAGGGTGGATCTGGCGTTGCCAATAAAAACGTTATCACGCCCTATGGTATTGTGACTGAAATCACTGATGAGCAGTGTGAGTTTCTGGAAAAAAATGAAGCGTTTAAGCGTCACAAGGAGCGTGGTTTTGTAAAGATTTTGGCCAAACATCCCCATGATCAAACTGAAAAAGTGGCGGCTGACCTGGCTGATGATGAGGGCAGTGCTCCATTGACCCCTGAAAAAGCAAAGAAGGAAATGGGGGCCAAGGAGCTTGTTGAGGATCCCAAGAAAGCAAAGGGGAAGTAAGCCATGGCTGTTATAGAGTTTGATCCAGCGCAGTTCAGAGAGGCTCTCCCGGCCTTTGCTGATCCCGCTGTTTATCCTGATGCGCTGCTGCAGGTTTATTGGGATACGGCTACCTGCTATGTCAGTGATAATGATTATGGTGTGGTAAATGGTGCGTGCCGCCGTCAGGCGTTAAACCTTATGACAGCCCATCTTTGCGTGATTTCTGAAAACGCTCAAAAAGGCGGTGCTCAAGCATCCAGGGGGAAAAGCACCAACTTTATCACCTCCTCCACTGTGGATAAGGTTTCAGTATCGGTGGCTGCTCCTCCTGCTAAAGATGAGTGGAGCTGGTGGTTATCCACAACTCCTTATGGGCAGCAATTTTCTGCGCTTATGTCTGCGCGTGCTGCTGGTGGGCTTTATGTTGGTGGGCGCCCTGAGCGCTCTGCCTTTCGTAAAGTGGGAGGCTTATTCTGATGGGGCGCGTCACCAGGCAAGTTACTGATTTGGGTCAAAAGCTCAAGGTCGCTTTAGATATTGATAAGATGACTGCTCAGGTAGGCTGGCTGGATGGCGCCCGATACGATGATAAAAATGCAACTCCGGTTTCCTATGTGGCCACTATCCTGGAGTATGGTTATGCCAAGGGAGGAATTCGCCCCTATGCTTTTGTGCGAAAGACGGTATCTCTCAGGCAGGCAGCGTGGGGCCAGCTTGCGGAATCGGGTGCGCGGGCTATGCTGGCCGGGAATGCGTCTCCTGAGGATGTTCTGGAGGGGCTGGGGCTGCAGGCTGAGGGTGACATAAGGAAAACGATTGCCCAAATTAAAAGCCCCCCTTTGCATCCTTCCACCATTAAGAACCGTCAGCGCAAACTGGCCAATGGTAAGAAAATTGGCAACTTAACCAAGCCGTTGGTAGAAAGTGCGCTAATGATCAACTCTTTATCATCTGAAGTGGTGCGAAAATGATACCTGGTAGCAATCTATTAGAGGATGCCCTTACTGTTATTGAATCGCAGGACTTTCAGTGGCTGCAGTTCCTTGGTAGGGATACCAATAGCATTGGTATTGATAACGCTAATTATGCGCCCGCTGTGCCTCTTGAGGGTAGTGTGCAGCCGGTTCCGCGTTCCCTCTTCCAGGCCTTGGGGCTTGATTGGAAAAAAAACCACATAACGATTTATAATTTTGAAAACATTACCGGGATTCAGCGTGATTCATCAGGTGACCGGGTGATATTTGGTGGCAAGACCTACCAGGCGTTGTCTGAAAATGATTGGAGTCAGATCGATGGTTGGACAGGGACGCTATTTGCTGAGGTGCGCAACTGATGATAGAGGCTGATATCTGGCGTGCTTTGATTGCTGTTCTGCGTGCGGGTCTTGATGCTCAGGGTTATCCTGGAATTGCTATCAAACAGACTTATCAGCCCAAAAAGCAGGGGGTGAATAGTCAGGATACTGTGTACTTGTATAAGATCACTTCCCGGCGTGCAAGTCATCAGGCTAAAAAGTTTGTTTATAATCTGGCAAACAATAATTTTGAAGGGGAAGAGGGGTATTGGTTGGAGGGGTTGTTTCAGCTCACCCCCCAAATTGAAAGGGATACGGTTGATGAGGATTCTATAACCTCTTATGACATTGCCGATTTGTGTGCCGCGATACTGCAGACGGAAACCGCTATTAAGCAGCTCCTCGAAAGTGGGATTGGTATCTACAGAATCACCGATGTCAGAAACCCTTATTCCATTGATGATTATGATCAGTTTGATCAGGAATCAAATTTTGATTTTACTTTGGTTTATAGGCAGGTGATTAGGTCAATAGTGCCGGTGGCGGATCCAATCATTCTGGATATTCACAGGGTGTAATGAGCCCAGTTTTTTAACCTTTAAGGGGCTAAATCATGTCGATTGCATTTACAAAATACGTGGATATTTTGAGCGGGGTTGCTGGCCTTCCTCAGGTTCCTCAGCGGGAATTAATTGGGCGTTTGTTCAGCATTAATCAGTTGATCCCAACAAAAAGCTTTGCTGAATTTACTGATGCTGAGTCAGTAGGGGATTATTTTGGGTTCAATTCTGAGGAGTATTTTAGGGCTCAATTTTATTTCGGGTTCGTTTCCAAACAGGTAACATCGCCCCAAAAAATCAGTTTTGCTCGTTGGGCTAATGTGCCCACTGCGCCGCAGATATTCGGTGAGAAGAGTGAACGCCAATTATCAGAATTTACTGTTATTGTGGATGGTTCGCTTGTTATCACGCTGGGTGGTATCACTGAAAATATTGTGGGGATGAATTTTGCAGCGGCGTTAAGCTTTGCCGATGTTGCCGCAACTGTGCAGGCTGCTATTCAAGCGGCTAATGTAGATCCTCTCTTTTCGGGTGCTACTGTAGTTTATGATGCCATTGCGCAACGCTTTAATTTGACCGGTGGTAATGTTGGTCCTGCTAATGTTGAGGTTGGCTTCTCTGGTATTGGTACCGATATTGGCGACCTTATCGGGTGGTCCAATTTCAACGGGGGAACCATTTATTCTGATGGTGTTAATGCTGAGCCAGTAACGCAAGTGCTAAGTGAATCGGCTGAGGCTTCCAATAACTTTGGGTCTTATTTGTTCATGCCGCCACTAACGGAAGATGAGTTGGAGCAGGCTGCTAGCTTTGCGCTGGGTTCAAATGTGCGCTTTCAGTTTTATCACGCTGTTTTCGAGATGGATGCCGCTGCCACTTTTGCGCTACTTGAGCAGTATGATGGTACTGGCATTATGATCAAGTCTACCGAGATTCCTTTTCAGTTCCCGGAAATGATGCCAATGTGCATTCTGGCTGCTACTGATTTTAACCGCCGGGCAGCTAATCAAAACTATATGTACTATCAGTTTAATATTGCGCCAGTGGTAACTGATACGACGGTGTCTAATCAGCTGGATTTTTTCAGAATGAATTACTACGGGCAGACTCAGCAAGCTGGGCGTCCACTTTCATTTTTTCAGCGTGGGGTGTTGATGGGGCGCCCAACGGCGCCGCGTGATATGAATACCTATGCTAATGAGCAGTGGTTCAAGGATGCTGCAGGCGTGGTGCTCATGAATCTTAACCTTGCTTCGCCTGGCGTTCCTGCTAATGACAGTGGGCGTGTAGAGGTGTTGGGGGTTCTTCAGAGCCCGATTGATCAGGCATTGCTTAATGGTACTATCTCAGTGGATAAGCCTTTAACGGCTGTCCAGCAAGCTACAATCACCCAGATTACCGGTGACCCTAACGCGTGGCGCCAGGTTCAAGGAATTGGCTATTGGGTGGATGCTGCTGTTGTGCCTAATCCTTTGGCGCCAGAGGAGTTCCAAATTACTTACCTACTGGTATACGCCAAGGGTGATATTATCCGCCGTATCCAGGGTGCTCATACTTTAATCTGATAAGGGGTTTTTTGTAATGAATATTTCTGGCATTGGCTTGCAGGTGCAACTGGTTGCAAGCGTAACTTTTCCGGCGGGTATCAATATCACTGAGTTTGCCGATGATACTGACCCCTTGGATGTTCCAAGTATTCAGTTGGCTGATAAAGCCATGGGATTGAATGGGCAACTTGTTTCGTGGACAACTGCTAACCCTATTGGCATGGTTCTCGCTGTTATACCTGGCAGTGATGATGATGTTAATTTAGGCATTCTGGCAGAAGCCAACCGGGCGGGGCGCGGCAAGGTAAGCGCTAATGATGCGGTCAGGGCGATTGTCAGCTATCCCGATGGAAAAACGGAAACGTTGCTGGCTGGCATTATCACAGATGCGCCGCCGGCAACCTCAGTGGCCTCAGCGGGTCGCAAAAAAAGCCAGGTTTATGGCTTTGCCTTTGAAAACAAATTGGGAGCACAACAATAATGGATCTACGTGAGCCAAAGGAAATCACTATTGAGGCTCAGGGTGGAATTCAAAAGACCTATATCATCTCGAAATTCCCGGCTGTTGCAGGTCGGGAAATCGTTTGTAAATACCCTCTCAGTGGTATGCCAAAGCTGGGTGAGTACAAGGTCAATGAAGAGACCATGCTGAAGCTAATGAGCTATGTTGCGGTTAAGCCAGGTGGCGGAAAGGAGCCTATTCGACTGCAAACCATGGAGCTTGTGGATAACCATGTTCCCGATTGGGAAGCGCTTAGCAAAATTGAAATGGAAATGATGGGGTATAACTGCAGTTTTTTTCAGAACGGCAAGATCTCAAGTTTCTTGGACGGTATCAAAGCGACAGCCCAACAGTTGATTTCGTCAACATTGACGGATTCATTGGCGCAATTGTTGCAGACGGCAAAGCAACACTCAGAGAGCTCACAGAATACTACACCTTAGAAGAGGCGTTTATTCTTTGGGAGTGTATTGCTGTGCCGCGATATAATGAGCATCTTGCCATAAAACAAGCACAGGGGAATAACCGTGGCCGGTAGCGTATTAGAGACATTCTTTATTCTGTTTGAATCTGATGCATCAGAGGCCAAGAAGGATATCAAGGGCATGGATAAGGCTCTGGATGATACAGAAAAATCCGCTAAGGATGGGGTGGCATCCAGCGATAAGGCGGGCGCCTCTTTTGTGCAGATGGGCAAAAGTGCGCTGGGTGCTGTTGCTGGCATCTTTGCAATTGGGAGTGTAATCCAGGGTACCTTGTCTAAAGCTGCTGAGCTTGATGCCATTGGCAAATTTGCGCGAACCCTGGGCGAGGATGTAGGAGATATTGATGCATGGGGGCAGGCCGTTATTAGGGCTGGTGGTAGTGCTGATTCCTTTCAAGCTTCAATTGAGTCTCTTAATGAAAAGGTTGTGGATGCCTCTATTAAGGGCATGAATGAGATAGTTCCTTTTTTCAATCAGCTGGGAATATCCATTGTTGATGAAACTGGGAATGCTCGTTCAACACTTGATTTGCTTCCTGAGCTGGCTGATGCCTTTGAAAATATCAGCAATCAGGAATCGGCGGCGCTTGGTAAAAAGCTTGGTTTAGATCCTGGCACTATTCTGCTTCTGCAGTCCGGGCGTAAAGAGGTAGAGGCCCTGGTTGAGCGTCAGCGACAGCTGGGGGTGACAACAGAAGAGGCGGTTGTCATTTCTGAAAAATTCAATGATCAAATGGCTGACTTGCGCCAGATATTTGGCTTTGCCTCGCAATCACTTTTAGTTAGCTTTTTGCCTTCTATAAATGCCGTCCTGGAATCATTTACTGATATTGTTTTATGGTTGGGCAAAAATGAAACTTTGGTGGAGGGGTTTTTTATAGCGCTTGGCGCCGTAGTGGCAAAGTTTGCGATCCCTCCCATGATTAGCCTGGCTGCGGCAACCATAGCCGCCACTTATCCGTTTATCCTTATTGGGGCTCTGGTTGCTGCTCTGGCTGCTGGTTTTGCCCTTTTGTATGAGGATGTCATTGCTTACATGAATGGCCAGGATTCGCTGTTGGGAGAGATGGAAAAGCGCTGGCCAATCGTTGGGGATATTATCCGGGGGATTACTGAATTTATTAAGGGCTATATAGAGGTCATGAAAGCCTTTATTTCTGGTGTGGGGGATGTTGTTGGGGCTTATATTTCCTCAATGAAAAGCCTTGCTGAATTCCTTTTTGATTTGTTCACAGCGCCAGAAGAGGCGCTTAACAAGATCATGAAAGCCGGTGGCTTTATCAAGGATTTTCTTGGTTTTGGTGGCGATGATGAAGAGGTTGTTTTAAATGCTCAGAAGTCATTGGCGCTTGCTTCCAGTAGTGGCTTGGCTTCGCAAACTTCTACCAGTATTCAAAACAGCAATATCCAGAGAAACCGCTCTATCATGGTTCAAACGGGTGATACTGTGATACAGACACAGGCCACTGATCCTGATGGTATTGCGGCTGAGGCTGCTAATTCTATGACAAACCAGATTAGGGCAGCTGTTGAGGATTATGATGATGGGGTAGATGTATGAGCACAAGCCTTGATCGCCTGGCGCCTACCTCAGTTGTAGATGTGGTGGCTGTTTTTGATGCTGATTTTAACCAGGTGTTTCCTGATGCGGCACCTATGAGTGCTTCAATCAATCAGACGGCAACGTTTTTTAAACACCCCCTGGAGGATAGTCGCCAAAGAACAGACCATATTATTTTTAACCCTGTAGAGGCTGTGCTCACGGTAGTGTTAACTGGCGCTGAATATCGTCAGGTTTATCAGCAGATAAAGCAAATTTACAACACCCAAACAGCGCTTGTTTTTCGTACTAAGGTTGATACTTTCGAAAATATGTATCTTCAGGGAATGCCGCATGATGAAACACCAGAAAATTATGATTCTGTGGTGGTTTCTCTCAGTCTTCAGGAAACCCAGTTTGGTACAACCGTGGTGACTTTTCAGCCTGCAAATACTGAGGATACTGATACGGTGGACAGGGGGCAGCAAGAGCCAGGAGAGCCCACTGAATCCCAGCAGCAACAGGGTTCAACCTTGTTTAGGATTTTCTCATGAGCTTGATTGTGCCTATTGCGTCCATTCCTAATCAATCGTTTTCCTTTCAGCCCGAAGAGGTTCGCTATGATATTCGGCTGGCTGATACTGGCAGCATGATGATTTTGGACCTTTCGATAAATGAGGTGGTGGTTTTATCGGGATCCAGGATAACGGGAGGGGCGCCGCTGATTCCTTACCAGTATCTTGAAAACGGGGGTGGCAATTTCCTATTTTTAACAGAGCTGGGTGATATTCCTTACTGGGATCAATTTGGGATAACTCAAAGCCTGATGTATGTGACTGTCTCAGAACTGGAGGCTATTCGTGCTGGATCCTAGGGTTGTTCGGGTTGGTGTCACTATCAATGATCAGCTAAATGTCTATGAGGGGCTTGCTATAACCGCTCAGGGGTCCAAGTATGCGAGTGCCACTCAAAATGAAACCACAATTAAAATTGCCAATCTGAACAAGCAGGCACGTGATTTTTTGGCAACTGAGGGTACACCGTTCAATCGGGTCAGAAATAGAAGGCGGCAAAAAATTTTTGTCCAAGCTGGCAGGGAATCAACCGGTGTAGCTACCATTTTTATGGGTGATATCACGCTTGTGAATGTGGCACAGCCTCCTGACATTTGGACAGAGATACGTGCGGTAACTTCTCAGTTTCAGAAAGGCGATATTATATCGACAAGTGAGGGGCCTTTATCCACACTAAATGCCATTTCCAAAAAGGCTGCAGATGCGTTGGGTGTAAGCCTCCAGTTCGAGGCTGATGATAAACAGATTGCCAATTACGGCTATACCGGATCAGTTACCAAGCAGGTTGATAAGCTGGCTGAGCTGGCCTCAGTGGATGCTTTTGTTGATGATGAGGTTTTGGTTGTCAAGAATATCAACGCGCCATTGTCGGGGCGCCGGCGTGAGCTGAGCGCAGCTAATGGCATGGTGGGAAAGCCTGAATTCACTGACTTTGGTGTTAAGGTGAAATTCCTGTTTGATGTTTATACCAAGGTGGGTGATGAGTTGGAAATTGTCAGTGAGGTTTATCCGGCTGCCAATGGTCGATATGTTATCTATAAACTGGATTTTGATATTGCCAACCGGGATACGCCATTTTGGTACGTGGCCGAAACCAGAAGGCCTGGAGGGGTTTTAAGTGGCTAATAGTCAACCATCAAGAAATCCGGCCAACAGTTCGGGCGATTTTACTGGTGGCATGCGTGAGATTTTGCGCAAGTTTTTAGTTCGCGATGTGGATGACATGATTCCGGCTACGGTTGTGGCTTATGATCGGGCGTCTAACCGCGCTACTGTACAGCCACAAATTGCTGTGCTGAAAACTGATGGAAGCTTTACCAGGCGTAACCAGGTAGCCAGCGTGCCTGTAGTTAATATTGGTGGGGGTAATGCCGTACTATCATTTAATCTCAACCCTGGCGATTTGGGATGGCTGAAGGCATCGGATAGAGATATTGCTGAATTTCTCAAAAACTACAGTGAATCATTGCCGGCAACCAAAAGAATTCATGATTTCAATAATGGTATTTTTATCCCGGATATGATGACGGGTTATACCATTGATGAGGAGGATGAGGGGAATGCAGTTCTTCAAACGCTTGACGGTACTGTGAAGGTATCCCTCTTTCCTGATAAGTTAAAGCTGACGGCCCCAGTTGTTGAAGTTGCCGCTGCTGCACAGCTGGGTGGGCCTGCAGGTTTGCCGATTGCTAGGCTTGGTGACCAGGTTACAGTTGGCGGAAATGTTGGTGTTATAACGAGTGCCAGCGGTATTCATAGGGCGACATGATGGCTATACGAATTTTTGCAGAGAATGAAAAGCGCGATATTTTCATGGGTAGCAATAAGCGGATATCTATAATTGATGGGAAATCTGCTGTTGCTCAGGCTGCGAAAAGTGCTGTTGAGATCCAGTTGGGGGAAGCGATTTATAACACTGTGAGAGGTGTGCCTTCGGATCGCGCTGTGTGGAGTGGCACCCCCGATTTGCAGCAATTTGAGTTCTATGCACGGCGTCAAATATTAAGTGTTCCCGATGTCCTGGAAGTTACATTTTTTAATGCTGAAATGGTGGGTGATGAGCTTCAATATCAGGCCACTATTAAAACGACATTTGGAGAGGGTCAAATAAATGGCAGCGTATGATTTTATTAATTTAAGCGGTGTTATTGTTGCTGATACCTCAGCTACAAAGGGAGAGGTTCAGCAAGAATACCGGGATATTTTCGGTGATGATTTAGACCTTGATGATGAGACCCCCGAGGGGGTTTTGATTAACAGTGAAACATTATCCCGCAATGGTATTGCCAACAACAACGCCAACATGGCCAATCAGATCAATCCTAATTTGGCTGGTGGTATTTTTCTGGATGCCATATGGGCGCTGACTTATGCCTTAACCGGTGGGCGCCGGGAGGCCACCCCCTCAACATTCTCTCAACCGATTAACTTGACTGGCGTGCCTGGTACGGTGATCCCTGCGGGTAGTGTTGCCTTGTCTGTGGCTGGTGATGAATTTGAGTCTTTGTCTGAAGTGGTGTTAGATCTGGCTGGTGAGGCCTCTGTGGCTTTCCAGGCAGTAAAGAATGGCCCTATTGCTGTTGGTATTGGTGAACTTAATAGCTTGGCTCCTGGTGCGCCTCTGGGTTGGGAGACGGTAAATAACACTGTTGCGGCTACGCTGGGTAGTGATGAGGAGAGTGATTCTCAGAGCCGCCTTAGGCGCGTTGATACATTGGCGCTTCAAGGGATAGCAATATCTGAGGCCATTACATCTGCTCTCAATAATATTAATGGCGTAAAAAGCTTGTCATACAGGGAGAATTTCACTGATACAGATCAAGTTATTGATGGTGTTTTTTTGCTTAAGCATTCAGTTTATGCCTGCGTGGATGGGGGTGGTAATGGTGAGGTTGCTTTAGCGCTCCTGGAAAACAAAACAGCGGGAGCAAATTGGAATGGCGCTCTTGAGATTCCTGTTCTTGATGAAACAAGCGGCCAAGTTTATCCGGTGAAATTTGATAGACCTGTGCTTGTTCAAGTATGGATTCGAGTAACAATTGCCCCCACTACAGTATCAAATCCCTCTGATGTTATTGATGATGCTGTTTTAAAGTATGTTAATGGAGAGCTTGAGGGGCAGCGTGGTTTTGTGGTGGGAGCCAATGCCAGCCCATTTGAAATTGCTAGCGCTGTTAATATTGAGGCTCCTACTATTTTTGTCCGACAGGTTGAGCTATCTACTGATGGTCTTGTATACAACGTGGCTGAGATTCCTGTGGAAATTTTTGAAGTGGCGCGCACCAGTGCTGCTCAAATAACAACGGTTATAGTGCCATGAAGGTTCAAGCGTTTGATTTTTCAATTGATGTTATTCGCTCGTTGCTTTGGCGTCATAATGAGGCTGAAAATTTACAGGCTATTTTGCAGAATAAGCAAGCTGCCATGGATGAGCTAAACCAGGATTTTTGGGAGTCTTGGTTTGATGATGTTTTTAACCTGGATACAGCCAATAGTTTTGGTCTTTCAGTCTGGTCTATCATCCTTGATATTTCGCTCACTGTAGGATCAGGAACCCCTGAGATTCCAAATTCAAATTTTGGTTTTGGATCATTCAGGAAAAATTTTAATAACGGAAATTTCACCAATGTTGGTGATGTTGTCATCAGTGATGATGATGCGCGCATACTATTAAAGCTGCGTTATTACCAGCTGGTTACGCGTGGCACCATTCCAGAATGCAACAAAATTGTGGCTGATGTATTCAGTGATTTTGGTCTGGTTTTTGCGCTTGATGGTTATGATATGACCATGGCTTATATATTTGAGCAGGATCCACCATTGAATATTAAGCGCTTGCTGGAAGATTATGATTTACTCCCGCGCCCATCGGGTGTTGGTGTGCGGGTGGTGTATGCTCCGAATAGTGCATTTGGCTTTGGTGGTTTTCGTAAAAACTTTAACAATGGTAATTTTAGGGCGTAATCATGACTAAATATTTTGGGATTCCCTTTGCTAATGCTGGTGATAAGGTTCCAGTTCCAAACGGTTTACAGCCTGGTGGTGAGGTGAGTTATACCGAAGGATGGGGGCCTGATTATGAGGCTGATCAGGAGTCAGATCCTTCAGCAAAGGACATAAGCCGTACTGCAGAAAATCAATTGAAATTTGATATCACAGAGGCCCTGAAGGAGCTCCAGGAGCTCGGGTTTAAAGTGTATGCCTCTGATGTTAATTATCCAGTTACAGCTTATACCGTAGGGTCTGATGGTCGTGTTTATCAGGCAGCTATAGTCAACGGTCCTGCATCATCCATTGTTGATCCTGTTGGTGATGGTACGGGAACCTGGTTTCCCGCTCTTGGTCATTCCATTCAAACGGTATTGACTGCCTCAAATCCTGCTTGGAATCCTAATCCATTGACAAAAGTGATTGAGTTTATGGCAATTGGTGGTGGAGGTGGTGCAGGTGGTGTAAATGGCCAGGGGGTTGGCACTGCTGGGGTGTCATCTGGTGGTGGTGGTGGTTCAACTGTTGTAAAGCGTTTCAATAATGCCGGTGGTCCATTTGCTATTATCGTTGGTGCGGGTGGTGCCGGTGGGGCTCCTGGCAATACATTTGGCAATGGTGGCGGTATCACCTCAATCATTGGTCCTGGAGTGAATCTCCAGGCTGGTGGTGGTGGTGGTGGTTTTGGTCAGACAGCATCAGCCGGTGACCAGCGCGTGCCTATTGGAGCTGGCGGCTCAGGGCTTGGGGGGGATTATACCTTGGTCGGTGGGTCATCAAGTGCTGGCTATATTGTGGGTGGTGTCAGGGGTTCTGAGAGCTTCTCAGGCGGTTCTTATGGTGGCCCTGGTAAACCTTCAAATGCTGGCCCTGCATTTGATGGCGATGGGTTTGGTGAAGGCGGTGGTGGCGTATCGGTTTTTGGTACTGCTGATCAGCTTGGAGGTGGTGATGGGTTTCAGGGTGTGGTGATTATTAAGGAGTATTTATAATGAAAGCGGTGCGTATTGAAGGTGGCGTTGTAACCAACGTGGCTATTTTTGATGATGAAAGCGACCTCCCCGAAGGTTGGCAAGAAATTGGCAACAAAGAGGCGGTTGAGATTGACAGTGTTGTTAATGATCAAGGAGGATTTGAAGCGCCCCCACGCACTTCTCAAGAGTAAGGAGATTATTTTTTGGGGTAGATTTGGTGTGGTTTTGTGATAAGGCTATATGCTCTATCTACAAGCGCACCTTTTCCCCGGTGATCTTTCACTTTGTCTATCTCAATTTTTTGGCTATCAATACCGGTGGTCTCAATATACCGGTTAAGAGTGTTTATCTTTTGCTCCAGGGGAAGGGAGATAATTTTTCTCATTCTTTCTATTGATGATCGATCAGGCTTTTTCATAAATACTCAAGCATGCTATTTACAGCATTCTCCATTTGTTCTTCAGTTTCAAAATGTCGCACCAGAACCAGATTCCAGATTACTGAAAAGACGGCCTTATACCAGGCGTTAAAATCCTCTTGTGCCATGGATCCAAATGAGAGAGAGCGTGCTTTTTTCTGGAGTCCTGACGGGCTCATCTCCAGGTCATAAAATCCCGCTCTGATGGTTACATCCTTGCGGAATGCATCAAAGCTTTTCTCAAGCTCTCCAATTCGCAGCAGACGGTTATCTGCAACTTCCTTGGCAATCAGTGCAACCTGCTCCACGATTACACCAGAGCCCCCACCCATGGCGTCAAGCCGGTCAGCTATAATCTGTGCCATATGACGCTCACCGGCTGTTAGGGGCTCTGTGGGAGGCTCCCAGTATGAAAAGCCCAACTGGAGGAGAGCGAACCCTTTTCGATGGTGAGCGCCGTTTCTTGGCTTCTGTGCCTTAAACCTGATAGTGTCACCCACTTTATACAGGCGGCACGCCTCTTGATCCTGCTCAGTGGCCGGGAAAAAGCCCTGATTGATTTTCTTGAGATGGATTTCTTCAGCGGCCATTTCTTCATCCTCATTGAATAAATTTACTAATACTCACCGATGGTGCGCTGACATTTCCATAGATGTCAATTGTTCTTATTGTAAAATAACAGCTCGTGTTGCTCGGGAGTTCCTCGGGTATGCATGCGGGTTGCCCTTTAAAGCTATAGGTAAAGGATTCATTGCCGCATTGCACATTAACTTCATGATCATCTACCTCAGTGGATTTAAATGGCGTTCCATCATTTCTCTCGGTAGCAACATCCCAAGTCAGAATTGCATGGCACGGACCACTTCCAAAACCACCGCCAGGAAGGTGGCATTTTTGTAAAGCGGCTAAGGTGATGATAGACCAGATAAGTATTCTCATTTTTATCCTCAGGAATAAATTTTTCTAACAGGCATTAAGCCACCGATGCCTCCAGGAAATCGAAAAGCAATAAGCTCTAATGGCCCTCTGTCAATGCAAATTCCAAGTGGCTTGGGAAGGGCTTCCAGGAGCGGTAAATATTTAATGCTGTCAATATAAATGCCATTTCCAATATGAATAGGACATACTCCATTGCCATAACCGGTGCCCTTGCATTGTCGGCATCGTGCGCACTCTTTGCGGGTTCTTTCAGTGAATTCAGGTAGCTCAATATATTGATTATCACTATTGGTGCAGACATCAAGAAATCGTTCAATTCCAAGCCTGGCTTTACTGCCGATAGATTGAGTAGATTCTATATCTCTGATAGGCAGCGCAATAAAAGCATGTTTATTTCCATAAAATTTATAGCCACCATGGGTAAATGGTGTCCGTAAAAAGAATTCTGATGGGTTTAATTCATCGCTAGGCTTGGCGCAGAATGCCATTAATAATTTGCTGTCAATCATGATTTAGTCCTTTTTGATTTTTGGTTTAGTATTCAAGTGATCCAGGTATCTCACGTTGAGTAACTGACATAATCACCCACCCATCAGCCAGCCCATATAGAGGGCCATGCATAACAAAATCAACTTCTAAATAAATTTCTCTTCCTGAATAGATGAGAGGTTTTTCATTCCTCATTTCTTCACCAGAATGCTTTGTTTCGTTAAGTAGAAGAATGTCGCCTGGCCTAAAATCCCTATCATTTAAGCGTATTTCAAAGCCTTTTATTCCATCCCATGAGGCCTGAAAAGCATCAGGGTCTGTTTTTAGTTCGTGAATAGTCATGTGATAACTCCCTACTTTCGGTCTTTTCTGTTTAAAATGAGAAGCTGTTTCTGGCATACCTCTTTAGCTTTGTTGCATTGGTCAATATCAAACCACCCAAAATGGCAGCCAGCTTTTGCTATCGACAGCTCCCCGGCAAGCCATGTATAGGCCTCATCTCTGGACATGTAGCCTTTTTCATACAGTGGGATGAAGAAAGCCTTAGCATCCTTCCTGGCTTCCCTGGTTAACCCGTTGGCCAATGTGCCAAGTGGTATATTGGTGAATTTATGCATCCCTACATAAGCACCGCAATTGTTACAGAGATAAAGCCAGGGCCACTCACCAAATGGACGCCCATAAACAAAAGCATTTTCTGTGATAGTCACATTATCGCTATCACAGATATGGCAACTGGTGGGTACTGGGAGAGGATTTTTTACACGCTTTATAGCTTTCCTGGATGGATTCCAGGGAGTTTTATCATTCATAATTTTGGCCTTTTATTTAATGACTTAGGAAAATAAATCTGGTTGCCTTCCGATATTAAGAGCCCACGTTTCCATATTATTCCAGGTGTGAATCCATTCAGCGCTACAATTCTCATACTTTCGGTTCATATCTATGAGCCAGAGAATAACCTTTCTGGCCTCATCCAGAGCTTGCATTTCTGTGGTAGGGTCTCTATCGCCTTTCTGGTAGCGAATTCCTGATGCTTTGGAGAGGGGTGTTCCCATTCCCATGGTGCCGCAGCTTGTGACTTTTTTGTCATACGATACTGCCTGTAGCCAGCAATCTGGTTCAACCTGCAAAATACGAGCTTCTAAATAAATTCGGCTATCCTCAAAAATATAAGCATCAGCTTTTTCTTTTGGATAAACGCCATGGACGTTAGGTTGAATTTTTTCCATTGGCATGCTCCATATTTGTTAGAATCTGACAGGCATTATTCATTAGTATGGATCTGGCCGCGTAAAATTTAGAGCGATCTTTAGGGGATATGTTGCAGCATGAATAGACTTCAGCGGCGCGAACAATTGTTTCTCTTAGCTTTATAATGTCCGCAATATCAACAATTGCTTTATCTTTTGTTATCGATTGTAGGCGCTCAGAGGCTTCAGAAATAACAATATCAGGATCATAATCGACCTCAGCAGGTATACGCATGGTAAACGTTTTTAAAATGCTTTCATTACCCTGACAAATGGATTCAACAATTTCATCCAATCTCTTACAAATTTCCTCTGTGGGTACTTCGCTAGGATTTTTATATTTTCTACTCATGGTCTTTATCCTTGGTAATGTATTATCTTTTGAGAGATTCGGTTTAAAATCTCATTTTGCTTGCTGGAGAGCTCATAATCCTCTGGCTTATCGGCTAAGCTATTAATAAATTCGGCTTCCCATTCTGATAGTGCGTGCTCGCAATCAAGGGCGTCTTTAATGAATTTTATCTGCACTCTATTCATAGTCTGGTGTGTGCTCCAGTAGTAGTTACTCGCATAATCCATAGGCGCTAGAGCATGCCTCAGGATCCTCACTAGCTGCTATTAAATCCATGGTGCGACCACCACGGGTTGTTTGTGCCCATTCAACGCGGCGATCTATGCCGTGAGTTGTAAAGTGGATATCATCGCCAGGTGATACCAAGGGATCATCTGTGGCGGTAAAAAATGTAGTTGAGCCTCTCCGGGATGCGTTACTGACAAGCCTTTCCCATTCTCTTACCCTTGCTACCTCTTCAGGAAAACGCTTAGCAATATTATTTAATTCGGCCTTATTGCAGTTTATGCAAGGCATGCAGCCGACGCGCCCCATTCCTTTTTTATAAAGTGGGTTGGGCTCTATTCCCATGTAGTGATGAGCCTCAAAAGCACTATCAGCACTCCATTTAACCAATGGTCTATAGTTATATAGGCCGCCTCCCACATCTTCAAACTCAGGGGTATATCGGCGCGCCAAGGATTCATCTCTACGGACTCCTTGCCAGCTATAAATAGCTTCACCTTGCTCAAGAATTGGGAAAAATACTTGTTCAAATATAGGATTGCGCTTTAACTCCTGAGTGCAAAAACGAGCCTTTGAAGAGGGAAAGCGACCTTTCCAAAGGCATAAATCCAAAAATGGAATTCCAGTTGGATAAAGTATTTTTAGCGCTCGCGCTATTGCTTGATCTGTCCAGCCAGGCAGTTTTCCCTGTATAAGCTTTTGCCGCTTTCTTTTAATCTCTTGAGAAAAATCAGCCTTCACTATTGCTATAGGATGATTGAGTGCGTCTTCTAAGTAGCAGATATAGTTATAAGTTTCTGGATGTTCATGCCCTGTATCAGCAAAAACTAGCTTAATATTTGGTGTTTCGAGAGCTATCGCAAGCAATGCTGTTGCTGTCGAATCTTTGCCGCCGCTAATGGATATGATGTTGTTGATCATCAAAAGCTCTCCTGAATCCATTCGGAGACAGTGGGATCCACTTCAATCAGTGCGCTAATGTTAGATTCAAGCATTCCACCATTGCGCACATCAAAAGTGACGGCCTGGTTTTCAGGATCTGTTGGATGAGGTGCGGCAAATTCTACAAGCCGACGCTTATCGCTATCAAAAAATGTGGTGCCTTTGGATGTTTTCATGATTGTGTTACCGTTTCATAAGTGGGGATGGTCAGCTTTGCAAAGATAAAAGAAGAGTGCCACATTGCAATCTCTTCCGGTGTGTAGCAGCGCCATCCCCGGCGGGGAAGCTTTGTTGCAGTTGAAACCACCTGAATAGGCTCAATCATATCAGCGCGGGGGATATGGCCCTGACAGATCAAATAAAAGCCTGGTTCAGTTGGTTTTTTGACTGTCCATTTTCCAATAGGATTGGATGCAGTCGCTTTATTTTGGATAAAAAACGGCGTTAATAGGTTGTCTTTATCGGACATAATGTTATCCCTCGCTTTGAGATAATCGCTAATGTGAGAGTGTCCAGCATGGTTAGCGCGGCCATGTTTTCGGGAGCAACCCCTAGGACACCCATGAATCCTAATCTGTAAAATCAGATTGTTCAACTTTACCCACCCCCGCAATGGTCGCTTTAACGTGTGTTGTCACGTATTGCGCCATATTGGCCTGATTAAAAATCTCTTCTACCTGGTCTTCAAAATAGGGGGTGAGATTCTTCAGGCAGCAGTGAGCGACTAACTGGGCGCCTCTGAAATAGCTTTTCCCGGTGATATCTTTGAACTCAACTTCAATCTCAACGCGCCATTTGAAAGCTATGCGATCAATGAAGTCATTGTAATAGGGCATCATCTGCTGAGTGTGGAGTTTGTGAATTGGGTTCTTGTGCTCCACTGATCCACTACCCGGTGTTAATTCATAGTCAGGTGAAAGGGGGTCATCGGTTTCAAACTTGAATACCAGGCCAGTCATGACGCGCCTGACGGATTTCAGTAATTGGGTTTGCTTTTTGCGCTTGTTGAGCTTTCGTGCCATTATTTCCTCCTGCGGGTTATTGGTCTTTCCTGCGCTTAAGGTCTTGCGTCGCTACAACCTACCGGTGGCGCAAGGCCTTACTTTCTGATCATAAAGTAATCTGTTCCTGGTGGTTTTATTACTTTTTCATGGTGTCTCACTCCCTTCTCATGGTTTTATGCTATTTCTGCCCTCTCTGAGGGGTGTAGATTCAACGTTCTCAGATTCCGCACGGGTTTGTCCAGGGTTAATCCTGGGGCTCTGAGAGCCTTCCTGGGAGAGCCCACGACCTATCCGTTAATAATTCCTGTATGCTCTCACGCCCTCTTTGAGGTGCTAGCTCTGGAATGTCATCCAGCCAGCGCTGATTTCTTAGCCAGCGTTCAATATGCTGGAAGTTTTCTACAAACTCGCCTGACTTCCTGAATTGAGTTTTTTGCTCAATCTGTTTTGAGAGCGCAAAAAGCATGGTTTCCATCAGGTCTTTATCTGGATCCAGTTTTTTGAACTCGGCCAAGGCTTTCTTTTTGGATCCCTTAGCGCCAAATCCTTTTTTTGGAAATGCATTCCAGAAGAATTCAAAGTTTTCAGTCAAAAAAACATCCCTTTTTTTCTTAATCTCCTCTCCTCTTCTCTCCTCTTCTCTTCTCTTCTCTGGACAAGCATGTTGCTTGCTTCTTGCTAGCATCGTGCTAGCAGTTTGCTCCATAGGTGCTGGGATATCCCCGCAGGCCCCGTCATTACTGGGGATTAGCTCAATAAAGCCAAGCTGCAAAAGTGCCTCCAAATCTACATTTTCGGTGACGCCGATTTTTTGTTTTATCCATCCTGAATCCATTGGCAATTTGTTCTTGTTGCGACTTGCTAGCGCCCAAATCAAAATCAGGTGCAACTTGCTAGCATCGTGCAAGCATGAGAATTCATAATCCTCAAGAATGGAGTTATAGAGCTTGATCCAGGGGGGGGAGCGATCCTTGTAGTGCTGGTAAATCTCCCAATTTTTTACCCTAAAAAATCTCATTGTTATCCTCTGGCTTTCGCCGCTGCCCTTTTGCTGACGCCAAATTCCCTTTTGGCCGATTATTCCTGGTCAAGCCAGGCCTCAATATCCTCAAGCCGGTAGCGAACAAGTCGCCCTTTCTTGATGTGAGAGGGGGCCTTGGTGCCACCAAGCTTGCCAGATACGCGTGAATGGCTAAGTGTATTCGGTGCAAGGCCTAATAATTCTGCGGCTTCCTTTGTTGTTAGAAAGCGTTTTTTGATAGTGGGGGTGGTGGTTTTTTCCATCATTTCCTCCTGTTTGTTTCGCGAAGGATAAAACACTCTTTTCGAGATGGCAAATGATGGTATATAGTTTATTTATATTTGATATAATGTATTTAGTATTGTAGGCTTGTTGTTTCTAATCAATTTCAATGTGAATGGAGTGTAGGCAATGGCAGCGAAAGTGGCAGAAAGAAAGACAGTTACAAAAAGTGTTGGGGAGGCCGGGGTGGAGAAAGTGGTTGAGTCTACGCCGGTGCGCAATCCGTTCTTTGATCTGGTTGAAATGGCCATTGAAAAGGATGCGGATATTACAAAAATTGAAAGGCTTGTGGAGCTCTTTAGAAGCTCAGAGCAGGCGGCAGCCCGGAAAAATTATTATCGGGCAATGGCAGCTTTTCAGGCTGAGTTGCCGGCGATAAAAAAAACCAAGGAGGCCCGATTTTCTTATAAAGAAGGGGGCGGCGAAGTCGTTTACAAATATGCCCCGCTTGGTCAAATTGCTGAACAAATTAGGCCGTATTTAGATAGGCATGGTTTTTCATATCGCTTTGAACAATCTGTAACGGAACAGGGATGGTTGAAAGTTACTTGTATTGTGACGCACCTGGATGGCCATTTAGAGCAGTGTGAAATGATTGGGATGCTGGATGCAACAGGGCGTAAAAATATTCTACAACAGGGAGCATCCACGACTACTTATTTAATGCGTTATACGCTTAGTGGAGTGTTTGGCATTGCTACCATTGATGATGATATCGATGGTTTTTTATTGAATGATGAAAAGCCGTTTGATAATCCTGCTCCTGCTGATCCATATGCAGAGTATGAACAAGTGGAGGGTGATACTAAGCCACCATATCCTGATGAAAAATTCTGCAAAAATTTTCCCAAATGGGCAGCAGCAATTAATGTTGGTGACGCGACAGCAGATAGCATTATTGCTATGATTTCATCCCGTTTTACATTAACACCTGACCAGGTTGATTTGATCAAAAACGCTAATACTTAAGGTAGGCATATGAATATTTTGAATATAGAACCGGGTAGTGATAAATGGAAAAACATCCGTTTTGATTATCTGTGTGCTTCAGAAGCTCCGGTGATGACGGGGGATCACCCCCATATGTCGCGGGATGATTTGTTGGCTTATAAAACCACAAAAATTGAAAAGGATGTTAGTCGCTTCACGCAATACATTTTTGACAAAGGACATAGACTTGAAGAAATGGCGCGCCCTATTGCAGAGGATTATTTGGGTGTAGAGCTTTATCCCTCTGTTGGTGTTCGTGAGTATCATACTAACGATTACACTCTAAATTTATTGTCTAGTTTTGATGGGTTGTCACTCTGTCAGAAGCATATTTTTGAGCATAAGCAGTGGAATGAAAAAAAAGCTATTTCTATAATGGATAATTATGGATTGGAGCCGCTGCATTATTGGCAGTTGGAGCATCAGGCCTTGGTGGCTGGTTTGAAGTCAGTTCTATTCGTTATGTCTGACGGGACTAGGGAGAATTGGCTACCCTTTAAATATGATTCAAATCCTAATTTACGCAAGGAGCTCATTAAGGGTTGGGTTATGTTTATGAAGGATTTGGAGGGTTATCAGCCAAAAACCTATGTGGCAAAACCTGTAGCAGCTCCTGTAAAAGAATTGCCAGCAATCACTTATCAGCTTAATGGCCTGGCGCTCACATCCAACCTTGATCAGTATAGGACTGCTGCTGAGAAACTTGTGGATGATTCCAGAAAGCCAATGTCTACTGATCAGGATTTTGCCGACCGTGAATTGCTGGTCAAAAAATTCAGGGAAGCAGAGAAAACAATCTCATTAATCCAAGATCAAGTTATAGGTGAGGTTTCAGATATTGATGAGTTTCGCAAGGATCTTGGGCATATTGGCGATCTTCTCAGGCAGGCGCGCTTGAATGGTGAAAAGCTTATAAAGATGAGAAAGGAGGAAATAAAACAGGAAGTTATAAGGCGTGTTCAAACTGAATTAAATCAGTATATCGATAAGGCAAATCATGCTTTAAGAGATGATGATGTTGGTGCTGAATTTAATCTAAAAGTGCTATCAATATCTGCTGATTTTACTGGCGCTATTAAGAACAAGAGAACAATGAAGTCACTTAACGAGTCGGCTAATGATGAGCTGGCCCGCGCAAAAATTCAGGTCGATAGTGTTTATGATCGCATGGCCTGGCATGTTTCGCTGTATAAGGATCTTGCAGAAAAAAATAAAAGTGATTTTCCTGCGGGTATTGGCTTCCTCTTTCCCGATATGCTAACAATCATTGATTATGAGGAGGACAGCTTTACAGCTGTTATTAAAACTCGAATAAATGAATTTAAAGAGGCGCAAAAAGAAAAGGAAAGGGTGCAGCAGGAGCAGCTAGAGGCTACTGATAAGGTTGAGGAAGGAAGCTTTAACAAGAATCTTGATGTTATTTTGGATGGATGTGAGGCCCCTGATGCGGCTGTTATAGAGCCATCTTTTTCTTCTGTCTCAAAAGATTCTGAACTTTACCAGGGTATTGTTACTGATAGCATGGCTGAAAATACAAAAAAGGTAACGGCATTTTCAGCAGAAGGTCTTTTATCTGCAATTGATGGTTGGGCGCGAGGAAATCGCATATCGCCAGCTTCAAAAGCCCAGCTTATCGAAATATTAAATTTCCATAACGTTCTGTAAAAACCACCTGGTTGAGGAAAATGAAAAATGAAAAGTGAGATTTTTTTGAAAATTATGACTATCCCTGCTCAGCCTGAGGAACGGGAATGGGCTGCAATTTCTGACACTATTCAGGCTCCTGGGAATATGAAAAAAGCCGAAACCATTTCCGATTGGCATTTGGGAGTGGGGAAATATGCTGGCGAAAAGGATCATGCAGTAGAAAAGGAATATTTTAAAACTGCTTATGACGGCGCTAAATGCCAAATATCCTGTATTTCTATGGCTCAAGGAGTGCATGGAGATATTGTTTCTATGACTCAGGGTTGTGGTGGTGAAGCTCGGCTTTTAGATTGGTTTGTAGAATCTGTTAATGTTTTGCTTGATGGAGATAATCCTTATTTTATTGGTCATAATATATCTGGTTATGACTTAAAAATATTGTTTCAGCGCCTCCTTGTTAATGGTGTTAATCCAGGGATAGTTTTTCCTTTGGATGATGATGAAAAGTATTTTGATACCATGAAGCAATGGGATCCAAAAGGCCATATTAGTCTTTGCAATTTAGCTAATGCTTTAGGGGTTCAGTGGTCTGATATTCTTAGTGAGGGGCCTGAGTATCATTATCTGCGTTTTAAGGATGGTGATATGTCATCAGCTCAAATTCATTGCCAAGAATGGATATCGGTTGTTCAGCGTGTTTACCTGGCATTTTTGGAGGGTGGGCGCGTATGTTAACTACATTGACAGCTTTGTTCTCAGTACTTACCAGTGGCGCCGGGGGCGGCTTGCTGGGGGGTGTCTTTGGTATTTTCAAGCATTCTCAAGAGCGTAAGGAGCGCGTTGAGATGGCGCGTATTAATGCGGATCTACAGGAGGCAAAGTACAGGAATGACTTCGAGCGCCGCCAACATGATATGCGGATGCTGGAAAAGGAAGGGTCTATTGATCTAGCAAAAATGGCTGAGCAGGCTAAAGCGGATATGGAGGTAGAGTATCAGCGCTCTTTAGCAAAAGCGCAGGAGGCGCTAACAGGGCTTAGCACTAATACCGCGATGGATAATTATCGGGCCAGTGTTCGTCCTACCCTCGCTTACTGGGGGGCTATCCTGTTTACTCTGATGCTTGCGTGGGCCTTCACTGAATTCGGTGAGACTATCGATAAGGATACAGGCAGGCAGATCCTGCTGGGGATGTTTTCAACACTGACTTTTATCATGACAAGTGTTGTTACATTTTATTACGTATCCCGTCGAAATCCTGCGCCAATCCTCTCCCAGTAAAGTTCATGTAAAATGTTGTCTTTTTGTGGGGGTGTGCTAATATTACTCCCACATCAAGCAATTAACTTTTAAAGAGGTGGGCAAAATGATTAGAGAATGGGCTGAAGAGGTTGTGGAAAACTCAAAGGAGGTGGTTGGGCTGGGTCCATATGGTCTTCCAGTGGCTGATAATCGTAATATTGGTATGTGGATTGTTGGGCAATTGTGTTTGCGCCATGATCGCGAAGTTGTCCTTGCTAATAAGATCTATGCTGCTTATGGGTTGGATGTTGATTTTACTCAGCAGGCTAAAAACGCCAATGAATATTGGTTGCGCAACCGCTCCAATAATATCCATCTGAATCATCCAACAGAAAAAACATTATCTTTACTGGCTCCAAAAATTGCCGATAAGGGTTTGGGTGTGCTGCTTAATTGCATTCCTGAAACAGTAAAAGAACAGCTGTAAGTTTTTCCTCTCCCCTGATTCGCTATGAAGTGCTTGAGTGAGTCAGGGGGTTTTTTATTTAAAGACCAAAAGGAAGAAACCATGAAATTAAATCCTGTCGTTGTTTTGTTGCGTGAATACAGAGAAGATTGCACGCTTGGATCTGTTGTTTTACCAAGTGGTAATGTTCTTAAAACTATGGAGCTGCCCTGGAAGGATAATGAACAGGCCGTATCGGCTATCCCAGAGGGGGTGTATCTTTGTCGGTGGATGGAGTCATCAGCATCCGGTAAGTATGAGCGGTGTTGGCTTGTTGAGAATGTGGAGGGGCGCAGTGGTATTTTGTGGCATCCGGGAAATACTGTAAATGATACTTATGGTTGTATTCTTCCTGGTTTTGAGTTTGCCAAGTTTGCTGATGAGATGGCCGTTACTTCCAGTCGAAAAGCCATGGATGTGATGCGCGGGGAGCTGGGGGGGCAGGATTTTATTTTGGTGGTGTCGTCTTTCTCTGCTTATCAAATGGATGATCAATCCATTTATCAGAATCTACTGTTCTGATATTGAGCCTTTTCTCATTTGGGGTAGAATGCCTGTAAAAATTACCGACAGGCATCCCCCGAATGAGACAGCAAACCCTGGAAACTGTTCAGCATGCTGCAGCTGGTAAAGCTGCCTTTGTCGCTGGACCTGCTATAGCTACAGCTCCTTCCTGGATCGATTTCGTGCAAGGCCCCACCTTTCAAGCGCTGGCTATCATTCTGGGGGTCCTGGTATCTATCACTGTGATCCTGGTGAACATCCAATCATTACGCCAGAAGTCGCAAGTTAACCAGGAGCGGCGCAGACAGGAGCGCATACGCACCGCATTGCTAGAAGAGCAGGCAAAAGACCGGGGGATCTCAGTGGATTAGCTGGTAAATAATCCTGGTAAACCTTTGGTAAATCCCGCTCTGGGTTGGTAAACAATCACACTCTTCTGGCTTCGAGATAGCCAAAGTAAGCTGCTGACCGATTATCCTTATTGCCACTTTTTGGCCAGCTGGTCATTCTCTGAAACATTTTGGCACTGTTGGCCCAGTTTCCGGCTTGCGGTTTGTGGAGCTTCACCGGTATTCCCCGCGATTTTAAAACCCTCTCAAGCTCAATCTGTGCCTGCTGGCAAAGCCCTAGCCGGCGCCCCCGCTCTCCCTGGTTGCGGGCTTTGTCGGTTGATTTCTGGCGAAAAACTGAGGTGTTTTCTTTCATGTCCTCAACGGAAAAGAGGCAGTTTTCGGCCACGTCAGGCCGTTCAATGAACGCCATAATTTCCACCAGGGTCCAGTTGAATACTCCCGTTAGTTTGCCGTGATGATAAATAGCGACGCCGTGCGCGCTTGAGCTGGGATCTATGCCAATAATGTAATCCATAATTTATCCTCTCTTACCCGTTTGTTTTTTGCGGCAATCCGTATATAGTTACTATATGAATAATATACGAGAAATAGAAGCATCTGAAAGCCGCACTTTAGCTAAATTTATCCGGGATAAGCTGCGCATCCATCTCAAGGAGTTTGCGCGCAGGGAAAATATACCGGTGAGTACGCTTTATGATCGCTGGAAAAGCCGTGGTGGTCGTATACAAGTCATGGATGCCGTGTTTCGTCAGTATGTTGAGCAATATCACAAGCTTTAAAGATCAGTGCAGAAGGAGTGAGTTATGAAGGTAGGCGAAACAATGGAGGATTTTGTTAAGGAGCGCTTCGGGGATAATGTGTTGCTAGCAGCTAAGGCAATGGGTATGAGGCGTGAATTGCTTCAGCAGCGGATTGATAAAGGTTGCCTGGTGGTCGATGGGCGGCTTTACAATCCGGGGTGTGAGATCAAAGTCAATTATGACCTAATTGAAGGGCTTCCCTCTGGGGGCGGTGGGCGCGGACGGCAGGCCTACTATTCGTATGATCAGGAACTGCTTCAGGTTCCTGCAATATCTGAGATCTCAGGTGTCTCAATAAGCACTATTCGAAATCGCTTGATAAAGCACCAGATACCACCTGGTGGTGTCGTTGATGATATTTTGTACCCTTCGGAAAAGGAGCCAATTTATTATCTGCTCAATGGGCGTTCTGTTTCTATGAACAAAATCTCGCGTGATACCGGTATCACATTTGGCCGTCTTTATACGCTGATAAAAAGGGCTGGTCGTAAGCCTTTGGATGAAATTGGCGATCTGATCAAAATGGAGCTCAGGAAAAAGCCATGATTGCCGCCGATGTTGTTCGCGTGAAAATGATGGTTCTCTTAAAAACCTCCCTCAAGCTTCAGGGTGGTCCTGTTATACCTGCTGGTACTGCCGGTATGATTGTTCGCAGGATACGTCCTGGCTCACCGGTGGTGGCTGTAAAGTTTGGGGGTGTTCCGGTTTTGGGGTCTCATTTGGATCTGACTGTAAAGGTGTCCCTGAAGAATCTGGAAGAGTACAAGGTTTAAAGCGCTTGGGGGGAATATGGGCATCCCCTGAGTATGTTTTTTTGCCCTTAATATCAAGGAGAAAGGAATGCTGATTTTGAGTAGGCGTATTGGTGAAACCCTTATGATTGGTGATGATGTTACTGTCACTGTGTTGGCTGTAAAGGGTAATCAGGTCCGGGTGGGGGTGAAAGCTCCTAAAGAAGTGGATGTGCATCGGGAGGAGGTTTATCAGCGTATTCAGCGTGGCGAGGAGAAACCTGCTAAAACCACAAAAACTATCAAGCGTGGCCAGGGTGGTTTGACGCGGTATTAATCTTAATTTTGAGCAATAAAACAGGTAAAAAAAGGGAAAGATCATGGCTAAAGTTAAAGAAGAAAGGGCGGCATCAGTGGCTGGTGATGGTTGGTATATTGAGGGGCTTAATGTTGCGGTGGGGAGCATTATGCAGTGGATGGTTCAGCAGTTTCGTGATTTGCCGGAGCCTTGGGATGCTATGGGTGAGTATAGTCAGGAAAATTATTTGGAGCGCTGCGAAAAGCAGGCCAAGGATATTGTTCGCCAGGTGGGCGCCCTGGTGTCCTCTCACGGTCATCAAGTGGTACCTGCGACAATTGGCCCTGTTACATTTAATGATGGTGTAAAGGCTACTCTGAAGATTGCTAACGGCGTCCAGGGGGCTTTTGAGGTGGCACAGTGCCAAGGGGAAGTGTGTCATATCTTGCTGGCCGATATTGAGGAGCTCCTTGAGTCATCGCAAGGGTTGCCGGCAGCCACGCCTGACCAGGGAGCTTTACATCTTGAGGATGGGTTACGTGATCCTCTTTATTGTGAGGCTGTGGCTTATGTTCAGCGCAAGGAGGGGGATACTATTTCCATCTCTAATCTTCAGCGGTATCTGAGGATTGGTTATAACCGGGTAGCTCTATTGATTGAAGCAATGGAGAGTGCTGGTGTCGTTGCTCCTCTTGATGGGAGTGGAATTCGCCGCGTTATTATTCATGTCGGACCTGAGCCAGAAGAAACAGTTCTCAATGAGGGGGATGGTGATGACAAGGGTTTGAAGCCTGGTAAGGGTGGTGATGAGCATGATGATAAGGATCCTCTCTATCAGGATGCTGTGAAATTCGTTGTCGAATCTGGCAAAACTTCGATATCGGCTGTCAGATCTGAGATGAAAGTGGGATATAACCGTGCTGCAAATATGCTTGAGGTAATGGAAAAGGAAGGGGTTTTGAGTCCTCCCGATAATGGCGGCAAGCGCTCTATTGTGGTGCGGCAGTAGTGGGTTTTATCAGCGCAATACAGCCCAAAAAACCCCAAAGTGATAAGTGGGAAGTAATACCGGTGGATACAAGCCGGTTTACTCATGGTTATGTTGGCGTGACATATGGTAGCTCTGACGGCTTCTTTGTGATTTCTGCTGTCGAGGTGATGGACGGAGAGCCCTTTTATCATATCTCACTGTCAAAGGAATCCAGGCAACGCTGTACGCGCAATGAAGTTAGGGCTGTTATTAGGGATTTTGGAATGTGTGGTGCTGAGGAGGATACATCTGGTGCAGCTTTGGCGCGGCACTTCTTCCTGGCTGTTGCTGATCGTGATGAGGTTGATGGTTATGAGCAAGATTGAAATAGAAATTCCTGAGTTGGGGGTTGTTGTTGAAGCTGATTTGCAGCCAATAATAGATGATCATTTTCAGATATCTATGGGGGTTGTTTTTGCTGATGAGCTTGGTTGGGAGTCCAGTTTGCCGCCACTCCGTCAGCCTTGGTTATCAGCTGTCGCCCCAACGATTCCGCGAGCTATTGATAATTTCAGGGCCATGTTTTTGGGTGGTGACTCATGAATAATCAAGATGAATTAGCACCAACGGGGGTGAGTGAAACGGCTTTGGTGATGGCGGCATCTTGCCTGGTGTACATTGTGCGAGATCTGTACGTCGCTGGCTGGGATGTCTCTACAGTCAGCGATGAGAGCATCCAGGCCCTTATGACTGCCGTGGTAATGTATTTTGTGCGCAAGCGTATCAAGGCAAAGAATAAAGCCAGGCGGCAGCTGGTCGGGAGTGGGTTGAATGGACCTGGTTGATGTTAATGACCGTCGCCGGGTGCTTTGCGAGGGTTATCGTATAGTCAGAAACCCGAAGCGGCGCCGCAAGCTGCAGAAGCGTGGTGAATCTGTTTGGTGGTCAAGCTATTGGCATGCATGGATTTGGCGCCCTGAGCCCTGTGAAGAACCTTTCACAGATACGGCTTTTTGTCCCATATGCGGTGAAGAAAGCCTCACAGTATGGCTTGATGATTGTGGAATGGCCTTTACCGGTGAGTATGGTACTCATTGGGTAGAGGGGTTTGGTAAGTGTTCTGAGTGTGGTTGGTTTGGTGAGTGGGCTGATTCAGGCCCATGAGGTGAGCGATGAAGATAAGCGTTGATGAGTGGGTTGTGGCGGCTAAAAGCCTGTTATTGGCTATCACTGTTCTGGTAGCCGTTGCGGGTTTTTCGCTGGGTGTTTATTGCGCGTTTTCATAGGTAGGGTTGATAGTGATTTTCAGGGGTGTTTATTTTTATGCGGCAACAGATCTGCCAAAGGAGCATGGTGGTTATTTGGATGTGGAGGGTTATATCTACGTGGATGCCCGTAGTAGGGAGTGTGCCCTGGAAGCAATGAAAAGGGCTTATCGCCATCGTTTTGACCGGGATCCCCATTTGGGCAACGGTGATATCTGTAATGTTTACAGTGAGGAGGAGAGGCCAGAGATAAAGCAGCAGTTATTGGAGGGTTCGCGCTCGTTGCCAAAATGGCAATGGGATCAGTGTGTTGTAAAGCATTAGTTTAAAAATTAGACCATTATCAAAGGTAGGTTATTATGAATTCTGATCATGTTTTTATCGGTGTGCATGGTATTAATGTCACCTTTCCGCAATTAACGATTAATAAATTCCGTGGCGCTGTGGAATTCTACGGCGCTGAATACGATGCATTCACTTACGGTCATATGAACATTGGCCAGATCCATTGGGTCAATCGCTTGCTGGCTCAGAGCTTGGTTGATCGCATTGAGCATTGGTTACTTCTGGATAAGAAGGTCCATGTTGTCTGTCACTCCAATGGCGCTGCCATCCTTCACTTGGCACATAGGATTATCGGGCATGAGCTGGAATCTGTTATCTGCGTTAACCCGGCGCTTAAGCAGGATCTCATCCCGTACGCCAGTGCAAAGCAAATCCTGGTTGCCCACAATGAGGAGGATCGCGTTGTTGAATGGGCGCGCCTCTTCACGCTTTTCACGTTCGGTGCTGTCGATCTGAGGCCGTGGGGAGAGATGGGGCGTTATGGGTATCAGGGTGCCAAATTTGCCAAGCTGACTAACTTTGATACTGCTGAGGGGCCTTACCCGGCGTTGGGTCATTCCGGGTTGTTCTTTGGTGCTCCTGCGTTTTATTGGATTCCCTTGCTTATCAGTCGGGCCCTCAATCTTCCTGCGCCCCCTTTGTTTCTGGGTGCTGAAGGGGTGCCTGATGGGGATTAAGCGCATAAATGGAGAGGAACCTTTGCTAGTATGAGACGAGTAATTTAAATCTTTTCATTGATGTGTTTGGTCAATTGGTTAGTCGGCTGAAAGTAAAGGCAAAAGTATGAGAATTGTTGTGGATGGTGATCTGCTGGAGCTCACAGAAGAGCAGGTTGAGATGTTCGAGGGGCTTACTACGTTGCGGCGCAATGTGGCTTTGAAGAAGCTCACAGGGCTCAGTGATGTGGAGGCCTATCGCCAGGGAGGTGGTAAAGCCAAAAGCTTGACTTCACAGACATCATCTGCAGCTGACATCCTGACAAATCCTGACGTTCGGGCTTTCATTGATTCTTTTAATGGGTATCTGGTTTCAAAGTCTATTATGGGGCGTCAGGAGATGCTGCAGCGCTTAACTGCAATGGCCCGTACTGATATGACTGATCTGGTTGATATCAAAAATAGGGTGGTTGTAGAGGATCCTGAGATGGGTGTTATTGAGCAGTCATTTTGGGCGCTTAAGGATGTGGATGAAATGGATGCCGATTCGCGGGCTGCTATTAGTGAGCTGACGGCAACGCGTGGAGAGCTTAAAATAAAGATTCATGATCAAAAGGCCGCTATGAAACAGATTGCTGAAATTGAGGGATTTAATGCCCCTATTGAGCATGATGTGATAGTGGCCCCGAAGGGGTTCAATGACTTCTACAGCAATGAGGATGCCAACGACTCAACAGAAGAGACCTAGCCTAAATCCGGCTTTAAAACCATTCTGGCAAACCAAGGCAGACCTTAAAATATTAAAGGGGGGTAGAGCCTCCTCAAAAACGTGGGATGCTGCAGGCTTCGCTATCTACCTGGCGCGTACATATAGGGTTAAATTCCTATGTATGCGCCAGTTTCAGAACAAAATCCAAGAATCAGTATATGCCGTTTTGAAGGTTCAGATTGAGCGCTTTGGATTATCCTCAGAATTTGAGATTTTAAAATCAACTATTCGTCACCGTAAGACGAAATCAGAATTTCATTTTTATGGCATTCACAGAAATATTGCCGAAATTAAAGGTTTTGAGGGTGCTGATATTGGGTGGATTGAGGAGGGTGAGGGACTCACTCAAGAGCAGTGGAAACATATTGAGCCAACCCTTAGAAAGGAGGGCGCTGAATGCTGGTTGCTCTATAATCCTCGCTTGCAAAATGACTTTGTTGAAACCCTCCAGGATAAAGAATCATTAGAGTTTGATCCAAGAACCAAGCTTTATAAAACAGCTGATAAGTCTGTTTTGGTTCGCCACATTAATTACGATGAAAATCCCTTTTTGTCAGCTACTATGCTGCGCAAAATCAATCGTCTTAAGCGTCTTGATTATGATGAATATGAGCATATCTATCTGGGTATAGCCATAACTGATGATGATCATGTAATCATTAAAATGTCGTGGCTTGAGGCGGCTGTGGATGCTCATATTAAGTTGGGTATTGAGCCTAAAGGTAAGAAAAGAATTGGCTTTGATATCGCCGATGATGGCCCTGATTTATGCTCTCAGGTATACCGTCATGGAATTGTTGCGCTATGGGGTGAAAACTGGAAGGGTAAAGAGGACGAAATTTTAAAAAGCTGTACCAGGGTTTTCAATAAAGCAATTGAGCTTGGTGCATCGATAAATTATGACTCTATTGGTGTGGGGGCATCTGCAGGGGGTAAATTCAGTGACCTCAATGATGCCCGAGAAGAGGCGGGTTTAGCCGGTAGAGTGCGCTATTCCAAGTTTGTTGCCGGGGGCGGCGTGGTGGATCCTGACGGGTTTTATATTGAAACAGACGATGAGCAGGTGGCTAATAAGGATTTCTTCTGCAATCTCAAGACGCAAGCTTGGTGGGGTGTGGGGGATCTGTTTAGAAATACATACAATGCAGTAACGCATGGCGAAAAATTTGAGGAAGATGAGCTTATCAGTATTAGCTCTGATATGCCTGGCTTAAAAAACCTCCTGGTTCAGCTGTCAACTGTACGGCGTGACTTTAGCAAGACTGGTCAAGTGAAAGCTGAGGGTAAAGATGATTTGGCTAAAAGGGGTGTTAATTCGCCAAATGATGCGGATGCCTTTATTATGGCTTATGCGCCTGAAGAGGCTGAGTCAATTGGATTTTTGGATTTTTAATGGGGTGTGGAGATGGCCTGGTATAACCCTTTTTCGTGGGGAAAAAAGAAACCTGATATTGTTGATGAGCCTACAGAGGAAGAGTCTGGCGGCGTCGCCGGTGATCAGTCTGGAGATGATTTTTCAACTAACCTTAGACCCTTCCGGGCCATGAAACAAAAGGCGCTTAATCAGTGGATTCATGACAATGCCTTTCAGGTTAAGGGGTCCGATGTTTTACCGGTTGATGATAATGGTGATCCTGTCGGTGATTCATATGCCATGGATTCTCAGACTGTTAAAGGTGCCTATACTTTGGCCGCCGGAAATCTCCCGCAAGTTTTGTTTTCGTGGTATGTGCGGCAGGGTTTTATAGGCTATCAGGCCTGCGCAATCATTGCCCAAAATGGTCTTGTGGATAGGGCGTGCTCTCTTCCTGGAAAAGATGCTTTAAAGAAGGGTTATGATTTAACTGTATGTGATGGTAGTGATGTTGATGTTTCAGTAATTGCAAAATTACGCGCTTGTGATAAGCAATTTAATCTGAGAAAACAGCTGAAGGAATTTGATAAAAAGCATCGTGTTTTTGGTATTCGAATCGCACTCTTTGTGGTGGATTCTGACGATGAGGATTATTACTTTAAACCCTTTAATATTGATGGCATAAAGCCCGGAAGTTATAAGGGTATCGTTCAAGTTGACCCTTATTGGATTACCCCAGAGCTTGATAGTGAGGCTAGTTCCAATCCGGCTTCAATGGAGTTTTATGAGCCCACCTGGTGGCGCATTAATGGAAAGCGATACCATCGTTCACACCTGATAGTAATCCGCTATACAGAAGTGGCGGACGTTTTAAAGCCTAGCTACATTTATGGTGGGATTCCTTTACCACAGCTTATCTATGAGCGTTGCTATTCTGCTGAGCGCACTGCTAATGAAGGGCCTCAGCTGGCGATGACCAAAAGAAGGAATGTTTTAAAGACGAATATAGAAAAGGCGCTAGCCAACCAGGAGGCGCTTGAAGAGCGTTTGCAGTATGGGAATGATCTGCAAGACAACTACCAGGTTACTGTATTAGATAAAAATGAGGATTTTCAACAAACCGATACAGCGTTGGGTGATTTAGATGCTGTAATCATGACTCAATATCAGCTTGTAGCATCTTTGTCAGGGCTTCCAGCTACAAAGCTTCTCGGGACATCGCCAAAGGGTTTTGCGGCTACAGGGGTTTATGAGCAGGAGAATTATTATGATTTGTTGGAGGGTGTTCAGGATAATTACAGCATGCTGCTGGAGCGCCATTATCAGATCCTTATCCGTTCAAAAATTGCTCCTGAAGAAAAAGTGGAGCCTTTTGAGGTAGAAATTAAATGGAAGCCTCTGAAGAGCATGACGCCCAAAGAAGAAGCTGAGGTTGGGGAAATCAAAATGCGTACAGACCAGGGGCATATCGCTATGGGGTCTGTGGATGCTTATGAAGTGCGTGACCGTTTAATTGCTGATCCCATATCTGGCTATAATGGGCTGCAATCTTTTGAGGCTATGGAGATGACAGACACGGAGAGCAATCAGAATGATTTGTTAGGTGCAAATTATC